GGTGTAGGTTGCCCCAGATGCAGACTGCAACAGGGTACCTGCTGCCAACGTCGTGCCTGCGATGCCTGTGCCCGTCAGCGGCCCGCTTGCCGCCTGGGCCTGCTTGCGGCTCATGCCATAGCTGGCTAGCCAGCCGTCCAGGAACTCACCTGCCGACCAGATGGGCACGGCCTGGCGTGCGATGAAGTCGCGCAAGTAGCGATAGGCACCATGCACGCCCAGCCCCTGCACGAAGGCCAGGGCTTTGATGTTCGACCTGGCCAACTCGATGTCCATGGCCGACAGCCCAGCCGACGACACACCAGCGGCTTGTTGAGCCATCGCCAGCGACTGCTGAAGCAGCCGGGCTGCGTTCTGCGTGGCCTCGGCAATGGTCGGAATGGGAACGTTCAGTGCGGCCACCATCACGCACCCCCTCGACGGATCGTCGTGCCCCAGAGCACGTCGTAAACCGGGCTGGCCAGGCTGCCTTGAAAGATGCGCGGGCGAATGGCCAAACGGTCATCAGCCACCCACAGCGCCTCCACCTCCACCCGACTGGCCACGCCGGTCGAAACCAGCCAGGCCAGCGCCTCTTGGGCCGCAAAGCGGGCACGCTCCAGGATGTCGATGTCGCTCTTGCTGACGTACAGCAGCCAAAAGGCCGAGCCCCACCAGTCGGTCACATCACCCAAGAACTCAGCACCCACCCAACCGCGACGGTCGAGCGCCCCGTAGGGCAACGCCTCATCATCGCGGGCACGCCGATCCGTGAACAGGCTCAGCGTGATCGCGGTGTGAAGGGTGTCTTCCAGGCTGATGGCGTACACCGCCAGCACGTCAACATAGTGCTCAGGCACGCCCGTCGATACGGCGCAGGCATGCCATGGGTGGTCAACCGCCTGCGTGGGCGGCACCAACTGCCAATCGAAGGGCAAACCAATGGCGGCTTGTCCGGTCGATGGGGATGGGCGGGTGGCGATATCGAGCATGCTTGAAGTCTCAAGCAATACCCCCTGCAGGTCGTGGTGAAGTGCTTCACCACCCGCCCATCAAGCCCTGGCCAGCAAGGTCATGCCAAGCTTCAAACAGGCCCACCAGACTGCTGCACGCCCATCTGCACACCCGAGTGCACATGGTTCTTGCCAGACTTGCCCGCGAAGACCACATCTGTGGTGCCGGTCAGGGTGCCCGCCACCGTGGCATTGCCTGTGCCCGTGATCGTGGGCGTGTTCAGCGTCACCGAGGTGCTGGCGTTGACCACCAGCTCAGTGCAGTCCATCACGATCTTTCCGCCCGACTTCAGCGTGATCTTGTGCCCCTCTTCGTGCCACACGCACACCTCATAGGCCGCGAGCCGAGGCCGTGATGCGAGCCGGTCCAGCTTGATCACCACCGTGTGGCCACCCACCTCCAGGCGCAGGCCCTGGCCATCCAGCGGGTTGCCCGCGAAGCCATAGTCCTGCCACCGCTCAACTGCGTCCCGCGATTCATTGGGCAGGCCCTCCACCCGGGCACGCTGCACCGAGCCCTCGGCCAGGCCACGAACGCGCACGCGGCGCAGCAAGTTCTCAACAGCAGCCCACATCAGCGCACCACCTTTTCCAGCTTGGCTTTGTCACGCGCATTGCGGTTGCCTCGGTCGTCGCGCCTCACCTTCGACTTCAGCGCGATGGTGTCGTAGGCCTCAATGGGCCGCACCACCAGCTCAGTCACATCGCCTTCACGCAAATCACAGGTCTGGCGCACCGAGCAGATCAGCCATTCGTCGCCATGCAGGCCAGCAATGTCGTCATACACCCGAACCCGGGCATTGAGCGGCCACGGCTTGCCGTTGAAGGTCCAGCCCTCCACCACGTACTTGAACCCATAGGCGTGGCCACGCCGCACCCGCGCCGTGTGCTCCACCAGTGCCTTCAAATCGCCAGCCAGGTGGCTGCCATCCGCATTGACCACCAAGGGCAGGTAACGCTTGATCTCAGCATCAAAGGCCTTGGCCGTTTGGCTGCGCGACGACTCAAAGTCCATGCCTTCAGCAGAGTGCTGCCCGTAGGCCACGTATTCAGAATGCCGCTGCTCATCCGTGCCGATGCCGTCCATGCTGATCACGTTCATGCCACGGGCGATCACACCCTCAAAGCGCTGCTGGCCAGCTCGGGTCAACAGCAAGCGGCCCTGATCGTCTCGGGTCACCAGCACGCCCCGCAGGCGGGCCACCCTGGACAGCGCATCGAGCACCGGCTCACCGTGGCTCAGCTTGAACTCGGTGATGGGCCCACCAATGTCAGCCTGCACCACCACGTCGATTCCGAACGGGGCAACCAGGTCGCGCACGATGCGGTCGATCTTGACCTTGCGCCACTGGCCACCCTTGTGGATGGCCGTGCACCGCACCAGGTCGCCCGTGCGGTCGCGGCCAATGATGCGCATGCCGCAATCGTCACGCCGGTAGAACGGCTCAGCGCTCAACACAAAGCCCGAGATGACCACCGTCTTGTTGATCAGCACCTCGACCTGGTCCTGCCGCTTGATCGCGGGCGGATGGCCAGGCACCAGGGTGATGGGTACAGAAAAGGTGCCCGCGATGGTCTCCAGACTGCGCTCAACCTCGCTTTGCGTCCAGCCCTGGAACATCTGCCCACCAGGCCCACCCACGCGCACAAACACCTGCGCCACATCACGGGTGTACGGCTGCCCTTGGAACTTATCCATGGCGCACCACCGTCAAGGCCCGACCAGGCGGAACCAACAAAGGGTTGGTGATGTGAGGGTTCATGGCCAGGATCTCATCGGCAAAGTCCGCCGTGCCATAGAGGCGGTAGCTGATCTGCCAAACCGGCTCCCAACCGTTCGGCGTGTAAGTGTCAATGCGGCTGCCGCCACCTGCCCGCGAGCGCATCTCTGCCAGCGAGGCCGACAGCATGGCCAGCATCGCGTCGTGCCAGGCCGAACTGGTGCCCGCGCTTGACCCGGGCTTGCTTGATGCCGCCATCAACATGCCAGTGGTACGGCTGTACAGCAGCGCACGCAGGCGGCTGGTTTCTGTCGTGTCAACGGCATCAGGTGCCGCATCGCCAAGCGCCGCCTGAGCCTCGACCAGGCTGGCCAGCGCCAGAGACTGGATCAGCGAGTCCAACGCCGCATTGTTCTGCGCCACCAGGGCCTGAGCCGCCGTGTCAACACTCAGGTCAGCCGCAGAGCCATAGCCGGACATGACCGCACCAGCGCCCACAGGCAGCTTGACCTTAGATTGACCGAAGATTGAAGGCAGGTCGAACACGCCTTCAAACACCCCAGAAAACAGCCTGGCCGCAGCCGCAGACAAATCCCCCGGCAGGCTGAACAGCCCGGCAATGGCCCCGGCCAGCGCCCTGGGCGCGGCCACTAAGCTGTTGACCGACGACTGCAACGCCTGGTAGCTGCTCATCACCTGGTTGCTGAACTCATTGATCTGGCTGGCTGCCTCTTGGATCGGCCCCATCACGGATGCCATCGTTGTGTTGATCCGGTCCACCACGTTCTCGGCCACCCAGCCGGGTGCATTGGCCACGCTGAACTTGGAGGCGAATTCATCCACAGCCGCCTCCTTCGCCTGCTGTGCCGCTGCCACTGCTTCACCGCCCGTGTTGGCCACAGCCACGGGGTAGCGGCGCGGCTCAGCCAGCACAAAGCTGAGGTCGAACCGGGCAATCCCGCCTTCTGAGGTGGGCGCCTCGCTCACCCGGAACTTCTCAGCCACAAAGGCGCGCATGGTGCCTGCCGTGGGGTGCACCAGGTCGCCGTCGCCAGTCAGTGCCTCAGCCAGCTTGTCACGCTGCGCGATGTAGTCATCCCCGACCACATATGCGCTGAACTTGAGCGTCTGCGCCGCCTTGCCCATGCGGAACACAGTGGGGCGGTCCTGGAAGGGGTACTCACGCACCACCACGTTGTCGCCCGCCGTCCACTCGACCGAGTCCACATGGAAGCGAACGCCCTTGAACGACGCGGGCTGGAGCTGCTCGATCCAAGCTGGGGTGGTCATCGCATGCCTCCGGGGTTCGTTGCCCCTGGGTTGATCTTGATCAGCGAGGGTTGCTGGGTCACAAATGGATTCACAAGCACGCGGTCATCGGTCACATTGACGTTGAACGTCACCACGCCTTCGCCAAGCTGAAC